TGCCGTGCGATTGTGATTCTAATACTTGTAACCTTTCAACCTCAGCTAATAATTGTGCCTTGGTATTCTTCATTGAGAAGTTAGTCATTGTCAAGTAAGGACTCACTCAGTGTGAGCCAATTGGTAGGTGAGGAATTGCACCTCACTAATACTTCTCTACCTTGAGGGTTGACACGCCTGACCATTAAGGCACTCCGCTAACTGTTATCCCTCGTTCATATTAGTCAGTAGGTAGCTTAACGTCAAGACCAAGCTGTCTTAGTGTTAGCAAATCACCATGAGTGACTGTCTTTTTGCCTGTTAGTTGTTGTACTAACTCGGCTGTAGTTGGATCATCAATATATGTGTGATCCGTACCGAAATGATTTACTGTTGTTGTAGTGATCATTTTAATATTGGCTAACCTCATTGGTTAGCAATAGCTGGCAAGGGAATCGAACCCTTGCTACATCCTATCAGCTTTCAGTGTAAGCGTCAAACCAAGGGCCAGTCCTTTTAGTCCTTGCAAGACCAACACGTGATGTACAAGTTGATGAACTTGTTTCTTTATCGTTGCAATGTGCTTGTGCTTCAGCTAGAGATAAATTACGCTTAACAGTGTATTTATATCCAACTTTGTTGAAGTAAAATCTTACTATGTTGTAAGTCATTGTTGATAATAAGCTTATCTCATTGATAAGCAATAACTAGGGTCGGAGTCGAACCGACCTACACCCTCTAGCTTGTTGGATCAAGAATTAGTCCGTGTCTCCAGTATAGAAGCTCACGCACTCTTTCTCTATCCATTGTATCACCTTCGAACTCGTCACGGACGATGTTCATGTAAAGGTAACAGCAATCTTTGATCTGTTCAAGTGTTGCATTCATATCATAGATTCCATCGATTCCATAAAATGAATTGCAGTACTCAATAAAATCTTTCATCAGATTAATAAGCTTGACTCATTGCCAAGCAATGCGAGCACCAGATCATGAATCTGTGTGTAGCTATCTAGCTAGTTAGGGCTGGCCCTACATGCTCGCTTTGAACAATACATAAGCAGACGGGTTCTCCATATTCTCCCCCCGTTCTTCCACAAGTTGGCGACCCTAATTAATTTGGGCGTTGACTGCGTACCTATACCGTGACGCAATTCGCTGTGACTTGCTTGACTAGTGCCATGATCTATTTAGCCTGTGACTCGGCTTGCCATGATCTATTAAGCCTGTGGCTCGGCTTGTTGTACCTAGTATAGCGTAGGTATCGCTGCTTGTCAAGTGTCCCTCGCTTCACTCGTTGGGATCAGTTCACTTGACCTTAATCATACACATTGCATCGCTTCACTCGTTGGGATCAGCTTTGTGTTTGATCGTGACCTCAGTATAGCATGTGGTCGGTTGCTTGTCAAGTCTTACACGTAATGCCCAGTACTGCTTGTCTTAGCGTAACTGTGACTCGCTTATCGACCTGATGTAATCAATATAGCCTGATCGGTGGCTGATGTCAAGTGTTGCTTAATAATTAGTAACACTCTATCGAGCTTGGTTATCAGGTGGCGTTCCTGTTCCGTTCCCTCGATGTACTTAATATAGCCTGATCAACTGGTACTGTCAATAGTATGTTAACAATTAGTAACAAAGCGATTGTGAATTTATGATTGTGACTAGTGATTGTGAAATTGTAACATTTGATACAGATAACACAACATAAATGAAAAAGTCAGCGAGTCAACACATTTTATTATGTGCAAACCCACACAAAAAGATCAAAGGGGGCCATCGGGGGGATTGGGCCGCCGCTCCCCTCGAGAATAGGCTTCAGAAATTTATGCCAAAAAGTCACGGTTGAATTGCTCTAATCCTACGTCAGTTAACGCATGTTTAGCCATATTATCAAACACTTTAGGTGGTATTGTGCATATATCAGCACCTAATTCAAAAGCTTTACCAACAGACTGAACATCTCTAACAGAAGCAGCCAGTATAATAGTATTAATGAACTGTTTCTTGTAAACCTTACTAATATCTGCTATTAAACTAAGACCAGTAAGACTATTATCATCCATTCTACCAATAAAGGGTGATATATAGGTTGCACCTGCTAATCCACAGAGAATAGCTTGGGATACGCTAAATACGAGGGTCATATTAACCCTTAAACCGATATTCGAGAGATATTTACAAGCTTTTAAACCTTCTATCGTACAAGGAAGCTTAATTGTAGCTACGTTACCGTAGTTCTTGTTAACAGCTACTCCATTAGCTATTAATTCCTTAGAAGTATCTCCATTAACTTCAATACTAAGATCTTCTACTCCTAATTCAATTATATCAGAGTAAACTTGCCAAGGATCTCTACCACTCTTTTTAATAAGAGTAGGATTAGTAGTAATACCGTGTATAAGACCAGTATCAAGTCTTTCTTCTATATCAGATACAATAGCTGTATCAAGGAATAACTTCATCTGAACCTCTTGGGTGTTGGGTGTAGGTGTTATAAGATATCCATTCATCGGATATAAGTATAAGGGGAATGGTTGTCTACGAAGTAGGCAAGAATTCCCCTTTGAGGGGGCGAGTCCACCCTTCTCTCCCCCTGTATACGTAACACCTCAGCTTAAACCCAGGTAGGGACTGAGCTTTGGCCTGTGTCTATTCTGTTAGCTGCGTCTCTTTGGTCTTTATTCATTCCTAAGACTAAGTGGTCTGCAGAGGCTGTAGGGTTGTCTAAATAATCTTGTAGCATAGATTGCCATTCTTCAGCTTTTCGTGCCTTCACGGCCTCGTGAGCACTGATAGAGAGGGCATCTGTAAAGTACTTAACCCCTTGAGCAAGACAATCAAGTCTATCATCATGTTTAACTGCACCTTTCTCTCTACACATCCTAGACATCTGGTAGAAGAGCATATACATGAGTCTCTTCTCAGGAGCTTCATCTTTATTAGAATGATAATCCCATTCTATTACTTTTTTGTCTACTACTAACCTGTGTTGGTTAAGTACAGGTTCAAGTGAGTCTATTATTCTGTCTTCTTTACGGACATTAGCTCTGACTTCTTCTATGTCTATGTGTAGACCAGTTTGTTGTAGGTGTTTCTTAAAGAGTTCAGCGACTATACCATCTCCGAAGTTAGTTTCAATTACAAGTTTAGTAACTCCATACTTCCTACATCCTCTAAGTATGTTGAGCAAGGTATCGTCTGAGTACCCGTCTCTGTACGCACGCATTTCATGCAGGTAAAGGAATCCATTCTTTTGGGAAAGGAAAGCTGCTGATGTCTCATCTGTTCCTCTACCCGACGGATCAACGGAGCATATAGTTTCGCTGTATTCGGTCCACTCTCCTTGAAGCTGCATTGGAGAATAAAAATAATCTCCTGGTAAGCCGACAGTGGGTAGTTCTTTAATGACGTTTTGGGGATCTGAACACCAGACAATTCTATCGGGAGCAGTATCTTTATTAATACTGGTAACGATAAGATCAGCCATCTTAAGTGGAAATTTCTCTGCATCAGATAAGCTTGTGTCTAGTTGGAATTGAAGCATATAGTTACTACGCCCCATAGCTGCTTCACGTTCTAGAAGATCTTCATCACCAAATCTGTCTGGATCTGTTACTGACCATTCATCTACACCAGCTTCCAGATCTTCTTGTATCTTAGGAGCTAGTAATCCTTCGTACTGGGATAGCTTATCTTTTCTTGGGTATCTACTTGGCCAAACGAACGGACGGTAGTTACGCTCTGCCAGCTTACGATAAACAGTAAAAGTAGTCTGAGGAGTCCCGAGATACATAATACGGCTATCAGTTTTGGGTGTAAGGATAGACTCGGCTTCCGTGCAAAGTTGAAGAAGTTTCTCACGCATCAACTCCGTCATGCTGTTTCCTGGGACTTCTATGTCGTCTAGAATCATTAAGTCTGCCCGTGAGCCAGTTAGTTGCCCAGTGATACCAACGCTTTTTACGCTTGGAGCCTGATGAGGCGAGCATTGTACGTCGAAGGAGATACGACTCCACCTTGCCTCGTCGCTTTTTGGTTGAAGGTGATTTAACCATGGTGTTTCAATGATTAGTTTTTGTAAGAAGATTGACATGTTATCTGCACGTTCTTTAGACGCTGAGATAATCATAATCTTTCTTTCTGAGTCTCTAAACAGAGTCCACAGAACAAAGGCTCCTGTAATCCAAGATTTACCGACTCCTCGGAAGGCTTGAATCTGGAGACGCTTTGGTCCGTGTTGTAAATAGTCTGCTATAGAGAATTGTGCTCTAGTTGGAGGAGGTAGATCAAGCTGATCCCATAATGCACTCAGAAACAGCTTGAAATCGTCCTGTAGAGCCTCTAAAGGGTTCTCCATGTGTGTTTTATCATGCACGTGGCATTACGCCCGTTGGAGTGACGATTTTGTGGAACTGATCAAGCTGTAAATGTTTAAAAGCTTCATCAGCCATTCCAAATTTTCCAGGAGCGTCTAATTGGTTACTAAAAGTATTACTACCACCTGCTCCTATTTTAAGGTTAGAGCTAGGTTTAGGTGTAGTTTTTGGAGTAACTTTCATAATAGTATTTTTTTTTAATCCAGTAGTAGTACCTCTATTATCAAAAGTTAAAGCTTTATGAGGCATATTAGGATTAGGTTTCACACCTGGAACTCCTTTAAAAACCCTTTCACCATAAATCTTTCCTTTTTGAGTAGTATCTGGATTAAATTGCCAAACTCCTTTTGGTAAAGCTTTGAGATATTTCATAGCTTCGGTTTTTAAATGAAGAAAATTATGCCTATTATTAGGGTTTATAATATCTATATATCCTATTTTTTCGTCAGGAAGCCAAGTTGCTTCAAAGATACCATTGGGGCTACGATAAAACCCTGCACCATTTACAAGATTCTTTCTTAGAGAATCTGTTATAATTTGGGTTAAAGACATATCAATAACCCTTTTTAGATAATATATCTAATCGTTTTCCTCTTTCTTCAAGATAAGCTTCTTTAGCTGATCTCATTTCTTTGTATTCTTTTGCATCAGCTTTGTCTTTTGGAGACTCGTAGGTTGCTGTACCTGTAAATTCTTTTGCCATTAGCTGATATGATTTAATATAAGTTGCTCTCTGGAATCGTTACGTCCAAATGTTTGACGCATCCATCGGAGCCAATGACTGCTACCTTTGCCCTGATTACACGCTCGACAGGCTGGAACCAAATTACTTGCAAGGCTTTCGCCACCGTTTGTTTTAGCTTTGACATGATCGAGTGTAAGTTCTGTAAGTTCATAGTTGTTTCCGCAATATACACATTGACAATTAAATTTCTCCTTAATGGCTTTTCGCCACAAACGCTTTGCGTCAGGACTTGTCATGGTTATTAGGTTGTATAAGTAGTGTTGTGGGCTAGGTAGTAGTGGGGTCATTTACGAATTTTAAGTCTGCTTTTACGGTTAATAGATGGAGACTGTGTTCTGCCTTCAGTAGTACTTCCTTTATAATGAGCAGCATCTTTGCCGTCATGGTTTCCGTAAGTACCAAGCTTTCTATTTAGTTTGTTAGCATTGTTTTTAATTCGTTTACCTTTAGGTGTTTTTTGATATTCACTTTGTTGTTTAAGCCTTTTTTTACGAGCTTCAGGATTCTTCCTGTAATACTCAGCTGTGCTTCCTGCCATACATTCTGCTCTGTACTAATTCGGGATCGACTTTAGGCATGATAGAGGCAAGCTTAGAAAGGTGATTACCTTCTATAGCTATGCCACTGATATCATTTGTTTTCAGCCATTCACAGGCTGCTTTGAGATCTTGAGTAGAAGCTTCGCCACTTTTGACTCGCTTTAGAAACTCAGAGGTAACAAGGTTATGTAGTTCGTTAAATTGGTCTTCAGTGGCTTTCTTCTTCATGCTGTTTTACTTATTTGTAGTTTTGAATTTTTAGACTGTTTATTTTTGGCTTGGATTCTATCTACTCCATATCTGTGAGCACCGTAGTCATTATCTAATGAATCGGCTTTTCTATGTGCTCCTTTTGAAGTTCCATATGTACCCATAACCATGCCAGTCTTTCTATCAATTACTTGATACGGCATCTTTCATTCCTGGAAATAGATTACGTTTGACAATTTCTACTGCTTTATCATCAATAGTATTATCAGTGGATTTTGCATATGCCTCTAGCAGTTGAACAATTAAGTTCTTTACTGCATTAGTAGAGAGGAATGTCATTAGGATGGGTTTAATGATGATCATTGCTTGATTGGGATTTGTAGAGTTGGTGATTTTGTGTAGCTCTCAATTAATTGTTTACGTTCATGTAGTTGTTCTATCAACTTGCCAGATGGTGAGTTTCTAAATTGATTTACCTTCTGTACAGCTACTCCTCCAACTACGACGAGGATTAATAAGATTCCTAATTTAATTTTCATCAGCCTTTACAAATTTACCGTTTTCGTCTCTTTTCTTAGTAGACTTTTTCTTTTTTGCTTTTGCTTGCTCTTCAGCTTGCTTTGCTATTGCGTCACTTAATGTACTCATTTTTTATCAGTAGGTTTTTGATTTGCCAATACGGCTATAGGTACTACATCACTACACAAAGATTCAAACCTTGATTTAGGTCGAAGTGTAAAACCTCTTTGCATAAAACGTGTGCAGTTATCGATACGAACTAATTCGTAATCAAGCCTTTCTTTTTCTAGTTGCTTTTCAGCAATTGCCTTACATATTTCTACGGAACGACCATCTAAAGGAACCATGAAAGATAGTTGTACTCCCCAGTTCTGTGTCATGCTGTATGACTCTGGATCGTACGGTCTACCTTCTGTTCCTAAATAATAGGGAGATAGGCTCATAACTGATCCGTTACAAACCACTCCACCTCCATATTGTTGCCGTGAAACTCCAGAATTATTCTGGAATTGCACAGCTTGATTCGTTACATTTCCCGTTGCAGCAGCTGAAGTCTGAGGGTTTAAAACCGTGTTCCCTTCTTCAGCTCTGACTGGTACTCCTACTGAGAGAAGACCGATAAGGAAGTAGTAGTAGAGGTTGTATCTATTGTTCTGTTGATGTCTGTTACTTCGATTATCCCTGCTGCTCTCGTTACTATTTCTAGCTGAAAGTTTTCTCCAGGGGTTGTTATATCGAAGTTTGTTCCAGTAGCGTTTATATGTCCTGAAGGCGTGATGTTGTGTCCAGTCCAACTGGAATAATCTCCTCCATATACGTTTGTTTGGATTGTCTCTACAATTTGTTGAGTTGAGTTCGTTGTGGAATTCATCGAACCTTGGGTGAAGGCGGGTGTTACAGTATTTGCTCTAACTGCAGTTGGAACTAGCAATAATAGAGCTAGTAAATACTTCTTCATTCGTCTTCTTTCTTTTTAACCATGGGACAATTAACGGGAGGTTGCTTGCCATTACCATTGTTTTTATTACCAGTAGTCAAGCCAAATGTTGCAAGTGCTCCCGTAAAGACACTGGCAACGAACGTGATATCTGAGTTACCTGATTTCTTAACCATAGGTACTTCTACATAATTAAGAGTGATTATAAAACCAGACCAAACTACAACACCTAGACGTACGAAAGTTCCTAAGATTTGAATTTGTTCTTCTTTATCGTCAATACCTTCTTTTAATTTATGAAGAAGGTTCTTCGGTTTCTCCTTTGTTTCCATTCAATTTCTTTTGTATTCGTTTAGCAATCTGCATAATAATAGGTTTCATTACTTTAACAGTTTGCTTAAATAACGAAGTTACAGTAAGGGTGGCTATAACGCTCACTGACGCTGTAGTTCCTGCAGTCACGAGTATTTCTTCTTTGGGAACTGGAAACGTCAGGTCAGTGAATGGTATATCTATACGTTTAACTTCAGCAGCTTCTTGCTTTGGTTTGGGTGGTTTTCCTTCTTGTTTTCTTTGAAGCTCTTCTTCCATCAACTCTTCCATCTCTACTGTAGGAACTCCTACAGGAGGTGCTAATACAGCTGGTGCTACCACAATGGTAGGGAAGGTAGGTAACTCTGCTGTTGGTTGTTCTAAGGCAGGTGTAGGTATATCTATAGCACCTGGAATTGTTAATGCATCAGGTAGGGTTATGGAAGGAAATAGTGGTTCATCTCCCATATTTAATTACTCCACTACATGCCAGCCAGGGGTATCAGTAGGTAAAGGTGGGTTTCCTGCGGGTGTGTATTTATAAGTTTTACCGTCTGATGGGTGGTTATTTTTCCAACCGCCATCATATATATATTTATGACTCTGCCATTCATCAGGACTAGCTATATCTTTAATAAGAGTACAAGTTGAAGAATTTAAATCAGTTATAAAAAACTTTGGTGGAGAGTCTCCAGAAACAATTATTTTATCAGTACCAATATCTACTGTTACAGAATCTTCCCATAACCAAAGTGATTCTTTATTTGAATTTCGTATTAATGTTTGCATTGAGTTATTTTAATAATAAAGTGCTAGAAGTAAGAGCTAATCCAGCTGTAACGTTACTATAATAAGTATCTGTCAACGATGGTGTCCCATCACCACCGACATAATATTTACTACCTGGTGTTAATCCAGATAAACCGTCTACGACGGTACCAGTAACCTGAATAGTTGCCGTTTGTCCGTTACTGTAACTACCATCTGAAAATCCTGCATAATTATCAGGTGTAATACTTGATGAGGCACCTTGCCTTGAAAAAGCTTTATAAGGACTACTACCATCATTAGCTACTGGGAAAACGCCAAACCATCTAGCAGAATCAGTTGAGGTGCAAAAGGCATATCGCCAACCTGAATGTGTGGTATTCGATAGTGAGTAAGTACTACCTCTAGTTAAAGTTGTTCCACTGATACTTATGTCTTTAGCTTTGATTGCACCACTTCGATCCCATACGGCAGTAATAGTATTAGAAGTAGGATTATATACTAACCACGTAGTCCATGTATTGGCAGTAGATTCATTGCTATCACTTGAATCAGTTAGTTCTATTTGTGTACCAAAACTAAACGAGCCATTAGCTGTTGAAGCTCTAAGGTAGTTTCTATAAGATGTATTAGTACAACCAAATATATACTTCTGGGTATTTGAGTCGTAGCAGACATCATTAGCCATGTGAGAGAAGCTGAATACAGTACCTTCCGAGCCGCTTGTAGATATACCACTACCACTAATTACCATTAATTGACCGACCATATTATTACCTACTTTATAAGTAGTACACCATTCAGATCTATCATTGTTCCACACAGCACGACAATAGCCGCCTCTATTACTTGATGTACTACCTCCATTTACCCAAGTTGGTTGCTGATTTACACCTGATGTGTTATTGCTTAGGGTACCCCACCTATGTTGACTGTATGCTATGTAACTAAACAGGTATTTATTGTTTGTGCCATATACTATAGCAGCGACATCATAGGCATTATAATTACCAATAGGAGATATGTAACTACTTCCAAAACTTATAGTTAAACCTGATACATTCCATTGGAAGACGATGGAATTATATGGATAGGTATAATAGTATGTATGAAAAAGACCCATACTGTCATCATCATTCCATGCAAGCCTTCCGAATCTACCCGTTGACGGTACTGCAGTTGGTGTTCCAAATGTAATAGTTCCATCAGAAGCTACCTGTGCTATAACACCAAAAGGAGAGCTATTAAGGAAGTTATAATACAGTATTGCAAATTTATCGTTACCAATATAGGTAATTTCTGGATACCCCATAGCACCAGTTGCATTAACTAGGTTACCTAAACTAGGGTTACCAATTGCAGCCTGAGAAACTGTACCGTTGCTATTAACATGTACACCTTTAGCATTCGATATACTGCCAGAAGCTGTAGCTGTAAATGAACCACCCGTTGAAGGTAGGTTAGTTAAGTTTGCACCACTAATTGAAGGTAGCGTGGATGGAAATCGTGCGTTAGGTATAGTTCCAGCGTTTAAGTTTCCAGCATCTTGGTAATAAGCACCATGCTGTCCGTCTAGTGTATCTGCATTGATATTTAAAGCGTCAATATCCGATTTAGTTTGATCAGCAGTTGCAGCAGTTTCTATTCCATTTAGTTTTGTGTGATCTGCATCTGTAAAGACGTTGGAATCTGTTGCAGCTTCTACTGCTGCTCTTATTTCTGCATCAGTTTGATCTGCTGTAGCAGAAGCTTCTATTGAATTTAACTTAGTGTGGTCAGCGTCTGTAAATACATTGCTATCACTAGCTGCTTCTACAGCTGCTCTTATTTCTGCATTAGTTTGGTCTGCTGTAGCACCAGTTTCAATACCATCTAGCTTTGAACCATCAGCAGATACGTCTCTTCCGTCAAAAGTTTGACCAGCAACAAAAGTTTGCACTCCTGTAAAAGTATTAGTACCTAATCCTGCTAAGTTTCCTGTTGCTGTTACCCCACCTTGCCAAGCTGATCCGTTATAAACTCTTAATTCATTTGAAGTCGTATCAAAGTAAAGATCTCCTTCATCGTTGTTACTTGTTGGAGCACTACTTGCGATACGGTATCTAGCCGCAAAATCGTTAACTCCACTAATATTTGTCGCTACTGTATTTACATTTGCTATTGCTCCTCCAACAGTATTTACATTACTAATCGCTCCTGCAACAGTATTTATATTTGATGAGTTGGTGTTTACAGAATTAATGTTACTAATGTTTCCTGCAACTGTGGTTACGTTAGAACTAATACCAGCAACTGTAGTTATGTTGGCATGAATTCCAGCAACTGTAGATACGTCTGCATTAATACCAGCAAGAGTATTTATATTTGTATTAGCAGTAGCAACTGTATTTATATTTGCAATATTACCAGCAACTGTAGTTACTTCAGTAGCTTTTGGAACTTGTCTATGGAATGTATAAGTATTTAATGTAGAGGTAGTCTCTACTATCATCCCAAAAGTAGCAGCATACGTTGTGCTATTAGCT